ATGGGCGCTGAAGGTGAATTCCCGGTCATCCGAATCAGTCAGAGACGCATTCTTCCTCGCGCCCTTGAATATCTCAAGGAGTACAAAGAAGTATTAGCAATAGCAGGTTTCGTTGCCGGTGGAATTTTATGGACATTCGGCTACTTTGTGTCCAAGAGTCAGTTCGAAGAACTCAAATGCTTCTCTAAAAATAGCATAATAGCAAACCGCGAAACAATGAGAATACGAGAAGGCGATGAGGCGATTCTAGATCGCAGCAAAAAATTTGAAGACTTAGTAGAAAAACAGCGCGCATCGACTCTAACAGATGCAGAGAGAAAGGAACGCAAGAAACTTGAACTCGAAATCGCGCAAATCGTAGAACAGAAGCGTCTAGCACAAGGAACCCTGCACGCGGCACAGAGCAAGCTAGATAACAGTGATTGCTTGGGATTGGAGACCAAATGAGACCCGAACTCCGCGCACTAATCTTCGTCACGATCAGCGCCATTTTTGATCAATCAGAGGCTCAGCAATGGACCAAGGTACCTGCGGAAGTCGAACGAGTACCCTACGCCTCAGCTGAATACTTGGTAACTGCAGCGATGGATCGCGGGAGGATACCCGTGGTCCTTTTCAACCCAGCCGAACTGAGCGAAATATCCAACGAATTGGCTGAGTGGATTCTTCTCCGAGAAGAGTTAATTGCCATATTGGCAGGAGAAATTCTGCTCAGCGGCGCATCCGACCCAGCAAATCTAGCAAAGAGCAAAAGGGGATTCGATTACCCCTCGACTGGTAGATACTTAATAATCGGTGAGGAAACCATCTACGCAAATCCACAACTTTCGACATTGGACTCAACAGGCTTGACACCAGCCGCGCGGCTCAGCTGCCTATCCTTCCTAAAATTGTCGACCGAAGCACGTACCAAGGCTCTTGCACAGTACGAAAAGCTTACAGCAAGCGGCAAATGGCTAACATTTGGCTCACCGGGAAGAGCAAAAACCATTCAATCACTCCGATCTGAGATGAGAAAATGCGCCTCCGATCCAGACAGTAAAAAGTAGATTATCGCCTGAAGATATTCCACTTTATTTTTTATACCCCACTGTCGGAGTGCTCAACACTTCGGCGTCGCCAAGTCTTTTGAGGCCAAGCAAACGCCTGCGCGGTAGGGGAATCGCGACAGCTATATCAATGCCGGGGCCCGAGCGAGGAGTTCGGTCTTCTCAGCCGACCCGCGGCTCGACCCGAACTCGAACTGATGCGCATCGCGCAGGCCGTTGGCGAACTGCTGGGTCAGCATGCCCAGCGGACCGTTCAGCGCCATGATCAGCGGGTTCACGTCACCGCCCTTCGTCACACCGAGGTAGGTCACGTAGACCATCGCCGACAAGCACGCGAGCATGCCCAGCACGTCGCCGATGATCATGAGGTCCGCTCGCCTAGTCGTGCGCCCGAGCTGGGCGAGCTGCACGTCGCGCTTGCGCGCGTCCTGGCGATCGGTAAGGAAGGCCTTGTCGAGATCGGCCTCGGCGACGATCACCGCCTGCCGGAAGGCCAGCAGTGCGGCAGGATCGGTCTGGATCGCGCTCAGAGCGCCCTGGCTGCTGTCCTTGCCGGTGACCTGCTTCGCGATGTCGATGATGGCGCCTGCGGCCTGCTCGGCCTGGTCGCTGCCGGTGATCCACTTCAGGATGACCGGCACGAACTGCGCAAGCGCGAAAGCGGTGCTGATCGGGTCCATCAGGCGCGCCCTCCTGCGACAGAGGCCGGGATCTCGACGCGGTTCAGCAGCCAGCCGTAGACGAAGGCTTCATCCTTCGCACGGCGCTCGGCCAGCTCGACGTAGAACGCGCCCTGCAGCGAGTTGAGCGCGCGCATCAGCACGACCTGCCCTTCGGCGCCGCGGCGGCGGATGTACTCGCGCAGCGCGGCGATCGTCATCGGCCCAATGCGGCCGTCGGACTGCACGTCGGGATACCAGCGCGCTTCCTTATTCAGCACGTTCAGCGCGCGCTGCAAGAACGTCGCCGCGGTGCCGGTGCCCAGGTTCACCGCGGTGTCGAACAGCTCGCCAACCACGTCAGGTGCCAGGCTCGCAATCTGGTCGAGCTGCAGCGCGTCCCAGTACCGGCTGCGATAGATCGCCTTAGCCTGGTCGAGGCCGAGCAGGTTCATCGGGCCGGCATAGCCGAAGGCTCGCGCCACCGCCTCGGTTATGCCGTAGTTCGTCTGGCCGCCGCTATCGCGCGGATCGTTGCTGTAGCCGGCTTCCTTGCCGAGCATAGTGTCGTAGGCTAAGTTGAAGTCCATCGCTGTCGTCTCAGTTCAGGTTTCAGGTCTCGGGAGGTCGGAATGTTCTGGAGCGCGCCGCCGGTCACTTGCCGAGTAGTCGGCTGAACCAGTCAAACTTGAAGGCGCCCAGGCCGAGCAGTGCCATCACCGCGTACATCGCGAGCCGGCGCAGGCCACGGCCGAGCTGCCGGTCGATGTAATCGCCCCACACGGTCATCAGACGCTGCGCGGTGCGCTCGTCGCCGAGCTGGGACATCAACTGAGCGGACAGCCGCTCGGCGATGGCTTGGGCGTCGGCATCGCTCAGGCTGTGTTGGTCATGCTTCGGCGGCATCGGCGCCCTCCTCGTTGTTGTTCTGGTCGTCGGCCGAGTCGGCGTTCTGCTTCCGCTGGCTCGGCAGGCCGCTCGCGTTCTGGTGGCGCACGTCGCTGCTGAAGCGCAGGTCCTTGTCCTCGACCTTCTTGCGCCAACTCGCGATCTGCTCCAGCACGGTGTCGGGATTGCGGCCGGCCTTGCGAATCACCTCGACCTCGCTGATGAAGCCGGCCTGGCTCAGCGTCCGCCAGGCGGTCGCCTCCTTCGCCATATCGATCCACGGCATCGACGGCGCGACGTAGAGCACGTCGTCGTGCGTACCGGGCTTCAGGTCGGCCGGCATCGGCACGATGTTGGCGAGATCTGCCACACGAATGAAATCCTCGACCATCGGCTGCACGGCCATCGACACGAAATCATCGGTCAGGCAGGCGTAGTGCACCCACTGCTCGACGAGTTCCTGCCGCTGGCTGCTGTAGGTGCCGTCGTAGTTGCGGCTGATGCTGGAGTAACTCGCGCTGATGCCGGCGGCGAAGGCGCGCAGCTGGCCGTTGCGGAACGTGATCAGGTTCGGGTTCGGGCGCTTGCTGTCGATGAGGCCGATTTCTTCGCCAACCGCGAGCGTGTCAATGATGGTGCCCGGCGACAGCCCCACCTGGCGCGGCAGGTCGTTGCCGTTGTCATCTTTCAGCGGGCCTTCGTAGCCGCCGCCGTCGGGCGCCTGGCGCTTCACGTATCCGGTGAGCATGGCTGCGACCTTCGCCGCGATACGCTCGGATTCCTCGTAGTCTTTGATGTCCTCGATGCGGCCGATGACGCTGGCAAAGCGGGTCACGCCGCGCAACTGGCCGATGCGGGTCAGGTGCGCCAGGTGCAGCATGCGCTTGGCCTCGACGACCTTCAGGTCCGCCTTCACGGTGGAGTCCTCGCCTGGATGGGTCTTGCTGACCCAGTAGCCGGTCGGCCGCATCCAGGTGTTGTGCTGGATGCCCTGTCGGATGCCACGCGAGGAGTCGTTGTGATCCATCGGCACGAAGTCGGGTTCGATCAGTTCGATCGAATACGGCACCTCGGTTCCGTGGTCCAGCCCAGGAACCCTGCCGGCCAGGCGCTGCGCGAAGGCCTCACCGTCGCGGTATAGCGTGCGGGCGAGCAGGCGCTGGCAGCGCGCGTAGCTGTGCTGCCAGCGCACCTCTGGGCGACGTTGCCAGTCGCGCCAAGCGGCCGACAGCGCGCTCGCGTACTCGGCGTGGATCTCGCCGTTGGGCAGCCTCGGTTGGAACTCGACGCCAATGCCGTTCGCGCCGACCGTGTTGTGCACCAGCACGTCGAGCGCGCCGACGACCAGGTCGTGATTGCGGTCGAGGTAGCGCATCTGGTTGCGCAGCGGCACAGCGCCCTGCTCGACCAGGAAGTTCGGCGAGCCGCCATCCTTGCGGAACTTGCGCTGTGGATTCGGGCGCGCAGCCTCGTAGTGGGAGAGGAGCGTGCGATTGCGCAGGCGCGCCAAGCCGCGCTGTGGGTCGAGCCAAGCGACGAGCCGGTCGACGGAGTTCAGTCGAGCGCCCATCAGTCGAGACGCGCGACGCTGAAGCGCAGGCCGCCGAGGGTCGGCGCACCGGACGCGCGGTCGCATGCAGCGGCGACGCGGCGTTCCCATTCCTGGCGGCCAGCGCGGATCTCGGCCAGATCCTCGCTGCGAAAGACGCGATCGCCAAGGCGCGCCTCCTTACCGAGGAGAACGTCGGTTTCGGCCTGCAGGTAGGCGGCCAGCATCGTGGAGGAGAGAGTGCTCATACAACCATGCTCGCGGAACTCCTCTCCGATCTTTAGAGGAACACCTGGACAGATTGCAAACAAGTCGCAGCGGAAACGGCCTCGCACAGCCCGCAGCCGATTCGTCCGAGCTGCGGCAAAGAGCAAAGGGACAACGCTCTTGCGCGACGCATGGGCCAAATGCAGACTACATTCCTATGAAGGGCCGTCATCCAGAGTGGATCAAGAGGTCGACGCGCTGTCAGCGTCAGGTTTGGGGGTCTGACCTTCTACACAAGTAGTCGACGCAACAATAGGCAGGCAACTGCCGTGCGCATGGGTAGGCACGATGTCCACCAAGTCCAAAACGAAGATCGTGGTTCTGCACAGTGGCGGACTCGATTCAACTGTGTGCTTGCTTCTCGCAGCTTCGCGGGGACATGAGGTCCTGAGCCTCGGCGTCAGCTACAACCAGCGCCATCAGGTCGAGCTGGACTATGCTGCCGCGCAGTGTGCGAAGCTCGGCGTGGACCGACGCGTCGTATCGGTCGCTTGGAGCAAGCCTACTCGCGAACTTCCAACTGGCAGGACGGTATCGGAAATCAAGCGCGGAGTTTCGTCAGCCTTCCTTCCAGGCAGGAACGGCGTTTTTTTAATGCTTGCCGCCGCCGAAGCAGCTGGAATCGGCGCCCAGCAAGTTTGGACGGGCATTAACTCTGTAGATTTCTCAGGGTATCCCGACTGCCGGCCAGAATTCATCGAAAGCTTTCGGAAAATGCTTGCTTTCGCAATACCCAAGGGACCTCGCATCATGGCTCCCTTGCAGAACAAATCGAAACCACAAATCGCCCGAATAGCAAAAAAGCTTGGGCTAAAACCATTTGACACTTGGAGTTGCTATCGTCCAAAAATAGCTGCCACGGGATATACCCCGTGCGGGGCATGCGACGCCTGCAAATTGCATGAATTTGCATGGCATGGCCTCTCATAACTCAGGGCGCTCGCTGGAATCCACGATGCATACAGTTGCGCTAATAGCGTGCACCAGTCGAAAAGGCTCACTGCCTGCCGCCGCTGAATTTATTTATAGGTCCCCACTATTCTCGGCCGCAAGGAGCTATGCTGAGCGCAGGACCAATCAATGGTTCATTCTATCTGCAAAGCATGGGCTTCTTTCCCCAGAGACGATAATAGATCCTTACGATGAAACGTTATTACGAATGACCGACAGTGCCCGTCGAGAGTGGGCTACTGGCGTTTATTTGTCGTTATCAAAAATCATTCCAAGCGGATGCAGAATAATATTTCTTTCTGGTGCAGCATATCGAATGCACCTTGAGCCACTGCTCGCTGCCAGTGGGCATGAGACAGCCGCACCTCTTTCGTCCTTGGGCATTGGAAGTCAAGTAGCGTGGCTTCAAAAGGTTTCCCGAGAAGCGATCCGTCTCAGTCATATGGATCGATTTTATACATTGCTTGAGCGAATCGGAAATCAGGCGAGTTCCGATAGACGACTTTCGATGCATTCATCAGCATCAGTTAATCACCCACGAGGCGTCTATTTCTTCTTCGAGAGCGGTGAGCGGCGAATGACAGCACCATTTCAGCATAGGGTCACTCGCATCGGCACGCATGCCGTCAGTGAGGGCTCACGTGCCACGTTATGGAACCGGCTCCGTACTCATCGGGGTGGAGCCGATGGGATTGGCAATCATCGAGGCTCCATTTTTCGACTTCACGTAGGCGACTCACTTATCCGGCGCGCCGAGCTCCAAGAGATATTCAGCACATGGGGTGTTGGTCAATCAGCGCCAAAGGAAATCCGCCAAGGCGAGGAGGAAATTGAATTGGAGGTTTCATTAACAATTGGACAGATGCCGGTGTTGTGGCTCGGTGTAGACGATGAACCCTCTGCCGATAGCGATCGAACGTACATCGAGAGAAATCTCATCGCTCTACTGTGCGGACCTACTGGACCGATCGACCTACCAAGCTCCGAATGGCTCGGACGATGGAGTAGCCGGGAAGCCATTCGCACATCTGGATTGTGGAACATAAATCATGTTTATGACGACTTCGACCCCACGGCACTTGATGTTCTCGAACAGTATATAGAAATAGCGGAGGGGCATCGCAACAAACCCAGTCATTCGCTGGCTCCTGTAGGCTGGCGAAGTCGACTGTCAGAGCGAAAATCCGCAAGCGACCAAATGAGTTTACTTTAGGGAGGATTTATGACAAAAGACGCAGAGCTTTGCAAAATACTGAAACGATATCCGAAGGCGATAGTCCATCTACGTGCGCAAGTAGCAAAGAAGCGCTTTGGGGCCGTAGTTGGCGCAGGGATAAGTATCGACTTTGGTGTACCCGCCTGGGGAAAGTTAGTAGGCGACATAGCGAAAGACCCCGCAGTTGATGGCGAAACCCTTATTGACGGGAAAGCGAAGAATCTAACGTTCCCGTACAAAACGGAGATGCTATTCCAACGATTTCGCGCAAGACATTCCACTACGTCAGCTAGCCTCTCAGTTCTTGAGCAGCAAAACACGATAGCGGCCGAATGGCTGAAAATCTGCCAAAAGTATCTCTATGCCACGCCAGCCATTGACATGGCGGATGCCTTGAATAATCACCCATATATGGCGGCGTTGATCCCTCTGGTGCAAGAAAGCCCTCTCACCGTCAACTTTAACTTCGATGACTACTTGGAAAGAGCCCTTACGCTTCGTAAGCGGCCAGTCGACAAGAGTAATCGGGGCTTTGAGGCCGTTACTGATCCGTGGCCTCAATTCCGCAGAACGGATTGCGTTATCTACCATCCCCATGGATACGTTCCATACGGGCTGATGGAGAAGGCTGTTGATCGCTTCGTATTTTCAGAAGCATCTTATTCAAAGCAGTATGTTGGTGCTCGCGGGCACGACACTTCATTTCTGCTGGCTCACTTCGCACGAAATACTTGCCTAATGATCGGCTGCTCCTTGGAGGATGAGCTGCGCAACGTTCTTATCCGTGGCGCGGACATTAATCCGGGCAACTACCACTATTACATTAACTTCGTCAGAGACACAGACCCATTATCTGACGAGCAGAGAGAATTGATATCGGAAACAAATTTCAAGGTATATAATCTAATTACACTCTTTCTAACTTCGCAAGAAATAGGTCAGCTTCTGCAGCTGATAAATGGATCAACCACAACTGATTCCGAAATGAGAGATCTGGCTGCGCGATGCGGGGTCCGGCTAAAATACACCTATTACATGACAGGGCCACTCGGCGTCGGCAAGAGCACCACTTCAAATCAACTACGCAATCTAACCGTTCTAGACGAGTGGCTAGAGGCGAGACTTGAGATTCTTGGCATACCGTGGGACAAGCTGACAGCAACCGAAAGAGTAACAGCTGACGAATGGATCGCAGATCAGTTCAAGAAGAAGAATGACACTTTGCGTCATGAACAGCAAGCCGTCATTAGCGTTGTTGACCGTCCGCCATTAGATCCACTCGTATTCACACCCGACGCGGATCGTCCTGCAAAAGCGGCATCACTGCTTGAAGTAATCTGCCCCGACGACGCCTACAATATTGAGGAGGGTGTTGTTATCCTGCTGCTAGGTGACCCTGAAGAGCTATCCGCGAGGGTTAGGGCCACAGGGCGAGATGACTACACGGCGGACCGTCTCGGACGCATGCAGGAGTCTATGAAAGCTCTGTATGCCAACTTGGCGGGTACGGTCACGATTCAGACCCAGTACATGAGCATCCCTGAGCTTACGAAGCGCGTTGCAGAAGTCATCCATCGAGAAGCGTATACTCCAGTCGACTTGACATCAGAACTAAAGCGCCAGAGAGGAACGACTCATGCAACGACTTAGGCCGGGGCCACCGCTAGTCTATGTTGCGGGCCCTCTTTTTTCACAAGCTGAGCTTGCATACAATATCGAAATAGCCGCTTTGATTGGCAAGCACTTAGATGTATATCTACCGCAGCGAGACGGTGGAAAACTAGTGGACCTGATCAAGAAGGGAGTGCCGCGCGATGCCGCATACTCCTCAATATTCGACAGGGACATCCAAGCAATTCAAGAATCCGAAGTGCTATTCTTGATATTGGATGGCCGCTCTGTCGATGAAGGAGCAGCATTTGAACTTGGATATGCCTTCGCACTTGGAAAGGTTTGTATTGGCCTCCAAACAGATCCAAGGCGCCTTCTGCCACTCGGCAACAATCCGATGATTCAAATGCCGCTACGACGAGTTTTGTCGCGCACTGAGGATGTGGGCCCCTGGGCGGCCAGCTACGCTCAGTCAGCGGCTGAGGTAAATGCCGCCCGGAATTCTCAGTAGACGCGAGCGAGATCGCGCCACAAGAGGTGCGACCGACTTTCCGCCGATCTCTCAAAAGTCGTACCAGTGCTCAGTGACCACCGTCACATCGATGGTCTTCACCTCGCCCGTGCTCACTTCCGTCATGGTGCATCGTTGCACCCCACTGAGCGTGTTGGCCTTGCCCACAGAGGTTGGTGCAGCAGCGTTGCGCCGGAACTGGGTTGTCGGCAAGTTCGGCGACATCGCGGTCGCTGCCGTTCCGGACAAGGTCGCCCAGACGCAGGTGTAGACCCCGTTCCCGTTCTGCACGGTTACGGTCACGGACGTGGTCGTCACCGGCACGGTCGCCCCGCGCGTCGACGTAAAGCCCGAGCCGAAAACGCTGCTGGTCGATGCCGTTAGCGCGAACGACCCGCTGAAGACTTTCCGCGCGACGCCATCGGCACCGTACCGCCAGATCTCGCGCGCCTTGCGCGGCACGCCGCCCGCGTCGTAGCGCCACACCTCGCGTGCCTTGCGCGCGACACCCGCCGTGTCGTACCGCCACATCTCCGCCATCTGCTCGTCTCCTGTCAGTACACGAACACGATGTCACCCGGAGCGCCGCCGGCAGGCTGCCCGGCCACGTTCGTCATCGTGATGCGCCCGAGGCCTTCACCACCGCCACGGCCGTACACCAGCCCGGAGAACACCGGCGCACTGCTCCAGGTCACGAAGCCCGGGTCGTTGGCGAACTGCGACAGGAAGCTGGGCCGCCCCGAGACGTTGCCCCAGGGGACCACGATGTTGTTGCCCAGATGGCCGAGCCCCGCCTTGCGCATGTAGCCGTCGCTGCCGTTCGTCACCATCACCTGGCTGATCGGCGGGTTCTCATCGTTGCCGGATCCCTGGTGGTAATACGTTGCGAGGAGGTGCCCGGCGCTGTTGCGCACGGGCACGGTGTTTCCGTTCGCCCCCGCGTCGGGTACGTATGCCGTGATGGCGGGCGCACCGGTCACGTTGCCCCACGGCACTGTGCCAACGGCAAGTTGGCCGTTCGCATCGAAATGCCACTTCCACTGGCCATCCGAGACCGCGTAGAGGCCCATGGCACCGCTGGTCGCGCTGATCATGAGCGAGTACAGCCTGGCCGTGTCGCTGAACTGAATGCCAGCCCACCCGTTGGCCGCGCCTGGCAACGACAGCGATGTGTAGGTGACCGGCGAGATGTTCTTGATGTAGCCCGTCGCCTTCTCCACCCAGCTGCTGCCGTTGAATTCCTGGATCAGGCCGCTGGAGAAGCGCTTGGCACCCGCCGGCGGGCTGGTGACGGCACCCGCGTAGGCCGGGTCCAGCCACTGCGACAGCGCGCTGAAGGAGGCCTTGATCTGCGGCAGCACGCCGGTGTCGTAGCGGTCGGTTGTGACGGGCTTCGTGAAGTCGATCGACATCGTGGCTCTTTGTGTTGTGGTGTTGTTCGTTGGAGGAGCGATCCGCGGTGGTCAATAGCCGCGCGCGGTCCAACTGCCCGAGCCGGTGACCTTCTGCCCGGTCTGCGGGTTCAGCAGGTAGACGGTGAAGCCGGTCGGGTTCGGCTGGTCGAGGAAGTCGACGATGGGCAGCAGCGCCGTCGTCCCGTTGGCCTGGCAGAGCGGCGTGTCGGCGTCGATGAAGGACACCGCGAACGGCACCGCGACGCCCGTCGCCGCATTCGTAATCACGAAGCGCCCCGAGTCGGTCTTCAGCTTGTTGGACAGCTTCACGTCGAAGCTGGTGATGCGAATCAGGTTCGCGCCCGCGCTGCAGCTGAAGCTCCACACCACTCGCACGTAGCGGAAGCTCGCAGCCAGCACGCTGGTGGCCCCCGCCGCGGCGGCTGTCCAGGCGTCTGCACTGTTCAGCTTGGTGTAGATCTGGCAGCTGGACGCGACCTGGCCGGCGACGACGGTCGCGCCCAGCGTCACCGTGACAATGGTCGGCGGCAGCGCGGTGCCGTAGTCGAAGGTCTCGTCGTAGGTGGCGGCGGCCACGCTCGGCTGCGCGTACAGCGGGAAGCCGGCGTCGACCTGCTGCTGAGGCGTGGTCCAGCCGTGCGACTCGAAGTGCTGCGCCCAGGTCTCCGGCGCCACCGGCCCGAGCAGCGCACCGTCCTCCATGTAGAGGTTCGTCGCGGTGCCCGAGAAGGTCGAGCGGATCTGCGTGCGCAGCACGTAGTCCGGCGGCTGGGCGATCGTGGCCGCGATGCCGACGGGCGTGCCGGTGTTGCCGGCGCTGTCGAACGCCGCGACCCAGTACGTGAAGACGCCCGCCTGCTGTTCGAAGATCGCGGTGAAGGTGCTGTTGCCGTTCGAGCCGACGACGGCACCCACTGCCCAGGTCGCGCCCTTGCGAACCTCGTAGCGGTCGATCGGCAAGCTGCCGCTGGTGGGCGCACTCCAGTACAGCAGCGCGTTGTTGTCGACGACCTCAGCGCGCGAGCCGGTGATCGCACCGGGCACGGTCACGACCGTGTCAACCGAGGCAGCATTGCCGCGGTTGCCCTTCACGTCGACGGCTGCCACCCACCAGCGCCGCGCGCCGCCCCAGTTGATGCGGTGCAGGTGCCGCGTGATCTGGAAGACGCCGACGACCGTTGCGGTGGCGAAGCTGTCGCCGAAGCGCAGCTCGTAGCCGCCGATCGCGAAGGCGCCCGGCACGCCAGCGTAGTCGAGCTGCAGGTCGGTGCCAACGATGCTCGCGTTCAGCGCCGAGATCGTCGGCGCCGCGACCGTGCCGGCGACGCTGGTGGACGTGCTGCGGTTGCCGAAGGCATCGACCGCCGCGACCCAGGCCGTGAAGGATCCGGCGACCTGCACCGCCCACAGATGCGAGGTGCCGCCCTGCTGCTCGAGCACCTGGGCGTTCTCCCAGATCGCGCCCGGCGTGGTGCTCACGCGCCACTCGTAGCCCACCACATCCGGCTCGGAGTTCTTGGCGCACTTCAGCCGGACGCCGAAGGGTTCGAACGATGCGGACAGCTCCGTCGGCGCCGACGGCGGCAGCGCGGCCATGATGCCGGTCACACGGTAGTCGTACGCCTGCACCTCGGCCAGGCTCTGCTCGGCCGCGCCGAAGATGTTGAAGCTCGTGAACTTGAAGTGGATGGTCTTGCCGACGAAGCTCAGCTCGAGCGGGCCGCTCTTGCCGATTGCGCTGTCGACGCGAACGAACGTGTCGCCGACCTGGTGACCGGTGCGGGGCGTGCCGTGCGCACCACGCACCAGACCGGACAGCGCGTAGGAGCCGGGCGCCAGCAGCGCCGCATTCTGGAACGCGATGTACTCGGGCACCACGCCACCGATGTAGCAGAGCGTGCCCAGCGCCGCCGCATCCGCGGCGCTGGTGCTGATCAGCTGGCCGCTGGTGTTGACGCTGACGGTGTCGTTCGAGATGAAAGTGGCGAGTCGCCCATAGCGCGCCGGCCCGTGCAGCGTGCTGATCTTCTGGTAGTTCAGACCGTCGACGCTGACCCACACGTTGCAGCCGCCCCACGCCGCGCCGCTGCCCTTCACGGCCGCGTACACCTCGAGCCCGGTCTGCGTCAGGCCCACCGGCGCCTCGAACAGCACCGGCGCATCCACGTTGCCCGGTGCCGCGTTGTAGTCATGCAGGTAACCAGCGTTGACCTCGCTCGGGTACATCGCGGCGCTCGCGACGCCAGCCGGGAAATCCTCGGCGGTGATGGTGAGATCGCCGTCGTCGTTCTCTTCGTCGGTCGCCGTGATCCGCACCGGATGCCGATCCAGCCCGAGGCCCACGTCGGTGATCGTCACCAGGTCCATCGGCTCAAGCAAGCTGAAATTCACCGGCAGCTTGAACGTGTAGGTGGCCCGCACGTACAGCGAGCGCTGCAGCATCAGCTGCGCGACCAGGCGCGCGACGGCACCATCGGTGATCCAGTCCGCCTTGACGATGGCTTCCGAGCGCAGGCCGTGCGCATCGATGTCCGCCTGGTCCTTCGCCTCGGCCACGTCGACGTTGTAGCTGTTGGTCCGGTTGCGGTACTGCACCCGGAAATGGTTCTTCGCATCGGCCGGGCTCTTGCGCTCCTGCTTCACCGGCGGCTCGCCCGGGCTCGGGATGAAATGGTCGTCGGTCAGGTCGTAGACCGGGGTGACGTTGGGCGTGAACGCGCGGCCGAGCCCCGCCTCCGTGCTGTCCCCGTAGGGGATCATCTTCAGCTTGCCGGCGCTCCACACCGGCGCGGTGTTGGTGAGCCGCCCTAGCAGCTGCACCAGCTCGGCCGCAGAGATCTGCTCGGTCAGCGCAGGCGACATCACCAGGCCCGCAGCGACGCAGTAGTCCGACCAGTCCTGCATGCCGTCGAGTCGATCGCTCGCGATGTTGGCGCCGTAGCGGCCGTTGCCCAGCAAGTCCAGCAGCGCGCGGCTCGGGTCCACGTCGGGCACTGCGCTGCCGAGGCTGTACGCGAGATTCCCCTGGATCTCGAAGGTGTGGTTCTCGACCTGCGCCGAGCCGCCCAGGTCGTAGTCCTTCGCGCACACGTAGGCCAGGCCGCTGTAGCCGAGTGACTGCGCCGGGTTCGCGCCCTGCAGGTACGACCACGGCGCCTGGCCGAGCGCGCCCGTCTTGAAGCTCAAGCCCAGCTCCTCGAGTGCGTTCTGCTTCGTGCCCGCGGTGACGACCAGGTAGTCGATCGTGACCGCCATGCCGCGGTACTTGTCGTTCAGGATCGTGACGGTCGCGAGCTCGCCGTCGGTGTCCACCGAGTAGTCCACGCCGTTCGCGAGCTGGGACTTCAGGAAGAAGATCTTCACGTAGACGGCCTGGATGGACGCGAACGCGGGATCGAGCGTGGCCGACATCGGCCCGGCGGCAGGCACGTCATAGACCTTGCGCACAGAGGCGAACTGGTCGCCGCGGATCCCGCCGTTGTAGAGCTTCTTGCCGCGCCAGATGCGCGGCACGCCGTTCACCTGGCCGTGGCACAGACCCATCATCACGGACGCGGTGTAGGTGTAGGTCGTGCTCTCGGACGTGACACCGCCACCGCCCTTGCCGGCCGACTGGCTGGTCGTGTGCGGCACGGCTCTGAAATCGCCGTACCAGATCAGGTTGCCGCTGATCTGGTTCACGCCGTAGACGACGGGGATCGTCACGCCCTGGGCGCTGCTCTGCAGCTTGAGCGCCTCGATGCGGGTTTCGCTGCTGGAGATAGTGGTGCGGCCGCCCATGTCAGGCCTCCACGAGAGCTTGTGCAGGCGCCTGCACAGCACCCTTCGCCGACGGCCACAGCGTCCAGAACTGCACCGGCCGGCCGGCGAGCGGCGCCTCGTCGAGGCGCGTCAGGATCACCGCCTGGCTGACGTAGGCATGCAGCACAGTCTGCCGGTCGACCAGCACGCCGCCATGGCTGAACGTGCGGCCGAAGCGGAACAGCGCCACGTCGCCCGCCACCGGCACATCCGTGCGAACGGCACCGACGCGCTCGAGCCACTGCACGTACAGCTCCTCGCTGCGATGCAGGTGCCATGCGGTACTGTAGGTGCCCGGGTCGATCGGCGCCGTCACACCGGCCGCCTCATAGATCGCGCACAGGCTTTGCCCGCAATCGACACCGACGCCCTTGAGGCGGCCGTGGTGGTGGTACGGCGTGCCCAGCCAGGTCCGGGCTTCGGCGGTCACCGCCTGGCGCTGTTGAGCTTCGATCGATTCGTTCAGGGTCATAGGGCTCACATCACCGCGTCACATCACCGTTTCAGCGGCCGGCACGTACGGCTTGCCGCGGAAACGAATCACGTTGTTGAACTTGTTCTTGCAGGTGGCCTGCGTCTTGTCGCAACCCGGGTAGATCGCGAAGCTGTCGCCCGGCGCAATCGGGAACGGGAACGGCTGCAGCACGGTGATCTCATTGCCCGCGCCGCCGCCAGTGCTCGCGGTGTGGCGCTTGACGGTGCGCCCCTGCCCCGCGTTGAGGCCGGTGAGGAAGCGCACGACGCCGAGGTCGAAGTACCCAGCGGCCTGGCCGAGCCCGTGTCCGAAGCGCGTGCGCGTCGCATCGCTTCCGGTGTTGGCAACGGCGTTCACGATCTTCGCATCGCGGTTCACGCCGCAGGCCGCGTCGTAGAGCGTGTTCGAGCAGCCGGGCTGGTAGACCTCGGCCGGCACCATCACGTCGAGCTGCTCGGTGTCGCTCTTGACGGTGAGCCGCTGCTGCGTGCGATCGCCCTGCGTCGTCGCGACGCGGCCGGTGAACCACACCAGCGTGCCAGCGATCGACGGCTTCAGGCTCGCCATGTCCGCCGCGGGGAGGAAGGCGCGTTGCAGCTCGAGCCGCGCGTGCTCGAAGCCGCCGCGCGCGATGTAGGCCAGCAGCGGCGTGCCGTTGAGCTGCATCGCCCGCTCCTCGCTGTCCAGGTCCGCCGGCAGCTCGAACACCGTCACCTCCAGGCTGTCGACCTCGATGCCGACGCTCAGCCGCGTGCGGCTGCGACGCAGGCCCGGGCCGAGCGACCAGGTTGTGCCCTTGACCGTGATGGCTTGGTCGGCGCTCGTCCAGCGCAGCACCAAGCCGCCCGGCAGCGTGAAGGTGTAGAGGTCGATGCAACCGAGCTCGAGCTCGGAGTTCAGCAGCTCGGCCAGCGCACCAGGTGACTTCTCCCACGAAGGTGTTCTCATCGGCGCGACCTCAGGGCTTCACCGTGATCAGCTCGACGCTGCGCGCTTCCCACAGCTGCTGCAGGAACTGCGACACCTCGGTCTCGTCCTGCTTGAAGCGCACGCGCCAGTAGAAGTGCCCGGTCCAGGTCACCGGCAGGCCCATCGCCACCGGGACGTGGAAGCCCAGTACACCGCTCGGCCCGATGTCGTAGGTGCTCGGGTGGGCGAGCGCGCCGCCTACAAAGACCTGCGCGTCGCCGGCTGCTGCATACACCGGCTCGACCACACCGCCCCAGGTGCGCACGAGCTGGAACTTGCGGATGGCACCGTCGCCGGTGCCCAGGCGCTGGTCGACGACCGTGCAGTCGTCCGGATCGAGATAGAGGAAGCGCTGCGCCGCGCCGCCTCGGGCGTTGAAGAAGCCCACCAACGTCTTCAACTCGGCCAGGCCGTCGGTCTCACGCAGCACCTCGTAGGCAAGCTTGTAGCGCCAGCGCGGGAAGCTGAAGTAGCGGGTGCGGAACTCGCGGCCGCTCGGCGTCTCGCGCACGCTGGTGCGATGCATCGGCACGCGGGTGCCGCCCCATTTCAGACCGGGCAGCGTCGGGAAGATGTCGAGGCTCATGCTGCTCCGTCAGTTGAAAGTGAAGTCGCGCTTCATCGCCTTCAGCACCGCGGCCAGGTCGCGCTTGGAGGCCATGAAGAACTCGCCGGCCGTCACGCCACGCAGTTCAAACGAGGGGCCAGGCTCGCCGCTGCCGCTGCTGTCGCCCTGCCCTGCGAGCTGGCGGATCACGTTCGCGTGCTGCTTCGGCAGCACCATCTCTTCCTCGTGGAGCTGGGTGATCGGATTCAGGCCGCTGGGGATGTCGTAGCCGCCCGAGGCGCTCTTGATGCCCTTGCCCATGCCCGACACCGCTGCGAAGATCGCGGCCATCGCGGCAATGGCGAGCACCGGCCCGACGACGGGGATGGAGGCCTGCGACGCCGCGGCGCCCGACCCCGCCTCGGCCGCGTTCGCACCGACCACCGCCGTCGCCTCGGCCGACTTCACCGCGACGTTCGTCGCCGAGGCCGCCGCCTGCATGCCCTTCTCCTGCGTCAAGAACCCGAGCTTCATCGCCAGCATGCGTGCCTGGCTGGCGACCCACTGCGAGGCGGGTTCCGTCACGACGTTGCGCAGGAATGCTTCCTTCACGCCGGTGAAGATCCCGTTCAGCGCCTGGCCCCAGGTGCTGGTCTTCTCCAGCAG